GCAGAAAGAATAACGATGTAATCCCCCTCTGACACGGTGTTTGCAAAAGACACAGTTACGGTGCTTGTAGTTGGGCGCGCCATATCTACGATAACCGTTTCGAAGGTGGTTGAGTCAACAACCTCCATCATAATGCGCTGAGTGTTGTAATCGTGAGTAACTGTGTATACGTTACCAGCCTTGCTAACTGAGTCTTGGCTTGAGTCAAGAGTAAACCACTTTGGTGCGCCCATAAGGTCTGCAACAGCGTTAACGCTTGCCTTCTTGATAATGCCAGTCTCTCCCGTTGCATTCTCATACATATAGAAGAAGTCATCTCCCTCTGGTGTAATCGTGTCAACCGTTCCAACGTGGAAAGGTTGGTCAATAGTAGAGAAGAAGCCTTCGCTCTCGTCCCAGATGAAACTTACGTTTGCGTCCGTTCCGCGCTCAACTTCAAAACCTGCGTCTTGAGTTGCTGCCCCTGTCTCGTCGGAGTTCAACTTGATGATAGAATCACCGATGTTTACCTCGTTTGAGTTTACGCTGGTAGTCGTACCATTTACAGTAAGGTTACCAGAGATAACAACCTCGGCTCCGCCGAAAGTAATGGTCTCGTTGCTGCTTACGTCTACAGTGCGTGTGATGTTTGGTTGCTCGAGTTGGTTAGCACCCCACATCAACAACTTGTACTGCGTCAAGTTGCCAGAGTTTTTCAACTCAATGCTGTCAGCATTTACGGTGATACCTGTGCCTGCGCCTACAGCAAACGTGCGTGATGCGTCAATAGCACCACCACCAGTCAAACCAGCACCAGCAGTAAGGGTGATGCTGTCGTGCGCTACGTTTCTGGTGTGCAGCGTATCAAGGCCTACCGCATCGGCAGCAATGGTAATACCTGTTCCGGCACCTACATTAAGTGTTACCGAACCGCTACCACCACCGCCGGTAAGACCGTCTCCAGCAATTACTTCTTGTACATCTCCTTTGGTGTCTACCCAGCCAGTTCCGTTGTAGAAGTACAACGTGTTATCGCTGGTGTTGTAGTAGATTTGACCAGCAACAGGAGAGGATGGAGCGCTTGCCAAATTGTGAACCCGCGCATTCTGGATTTCCAGTTTGCCAAGGTTAATGGATGATAGATAAGTAATAGCCATCGTTATTAGTTAAAGTATGCTTTACCGCTAAAGGCTCCAGCAAATGTTAAACGTACAGAGTTGAGGTTAATGTATTCTATTTCGCCAACAACCACTGACTCGCCAGAGTCAACAACTGTTACCGAAGGTTTTTTACCGAGGTTGTGTTCTACCTCCCAGATTGATTCTGGGGTGTCTTGACTAAACGTAAAGTGCGAGTCTCCACGTCCCTGAATTCCAGCAATAGAGATTGACGTCTTAGGCTGAGCAACAGCAGAGATTCCACTGGCTGTACGATTTTGTACACCAATGTTTACTTGTTCTCCGGTTTGTATACTTATGTTGCTCATACTTGTGAAATGTCCTCGTTTATTCTGAAGATTCCATAAATCCAGGTCTTTACAACAAGACCGTCTTTACTTTGAAGGTCGTATACATAAACGCCAGCCTCTTTTATTTCCATAACGTCATATTGCGCAGTTACGGTAACAACATTGCCTGGGTCAATTTCGTACGTGAATTCATCAAATGAAATAACGTCATCAACAGACGTATCCGTCTCTTTTACGGCCATCTTAAAGAAGTGCGTATCAACTGGCATATCTTCACCATTCTCATCCGTAAACGTCAATGAGATGGTGAACGTATCACCCTTTCGACAGGTGATATCAACACGCTTTGCTGTGTCTAGATTGATGGTACTAACTGGTGTGGCCATAGTGCAAAGGTATTAATTTTATTGGAACAAATTGTCTAATTGGTTGTCCTCTGGAGCGTCCAATTCGCCACGTTCACCGCGGCGCTGAGAGATTAATTTGCTCTGCTCGGCGGCCTGAATTGATACGCGAGTATCTTTTCGTTCCTCCTGCATATCTTGAAGTTCTTTCTTCATAGATGCGGAAATGTTTGCCGCCTCCTTAGCGTTTGCACCTTTTATTTGTTCGAGTTGACTTTTAAGTTGATACTCTAACTGAATCTTTTGCATTTCAAGTCGGGCAAGTTCAGACTCGACCTGAAGTCGAGCCTGAGCCTTGACCTGTTCAATCTGGGCGTCGGCTTGTACTTTTGCTGCAGATGCTGCGTTTTGGGCCTCAATTTGGCCTTGGATATTTTGCTGTGCTTCCTGCTGGCGTCGTTTGATACGTTTAGCACGTCGTACGACGAGAAGTCGCTCGGCTTGGTCAATATCCCGAAGTCTACGAATAGCAATTGCGTCCTCCAAATCAATCTCTCCCTGGGCCATTGATGCCTGAATGTTCTGCTCCAAGTACAGGCGGTCAGTGTCATCCATCTCAGTGTTTACTATAACTCCGAAATTGTACATCGGAAGTTTCTCGAATTCCTTAATGGTATTCATAGACTCTTTTCCGATGGCTTTTTCGTACGTCTTGTAAAGAACGGATTCCCTTGGCAGAATCTGAACACACTTGATTACATCCTCACAAACTCTCTTAAATAAAACAAGAGAAGAGTGCGTAATGTCGTAGATAGCGTTGTTTGCAGCGGCCATTGCCTGCTCGCGAACACCAACCAACTGCTCTCCCTTTGGAGTTGAGCCATCCATAACCTCGTTGATTCCTGTTGCGTCTCGAATCATACGCAGGTAGTGGTTGTACAGGGCGATTAGTTCATTGATGTTCCTGATAGTATTGTTAATCTCTCGGATAGGAGGGTTCTGGAACCCGCCTTCTGGATTCTTTGAGCGATAGTACATAATACCAGTTTGCTCATAAATATCCTGAAGGTCTAGAGGCGATAAGTCTCCGCCCTTGCCTAATGACACATTTGAAAGACCTTCAATATCAATCATAATTCCATCTGGCTTTGCCTTGGCAATTGCCTGTTGGATTTTTAAGTGTGTAATTTGAAGTTGGTCAGCGAAACCGACAATGCTAGATACCATAGATTTTGGCATCATACGACGGAAGTTCGTAGCAACAATTGAGTACGATAGGGTTGTGCGAGATAGGTCGTGTATATTTCGTGGCTGATTGTTCTTTTTGCCGTATTTAAACAGCATATCAACGTTTGGAACATATAATCCGCCGTAAGTACACATAACATCCATATAGAACGGCTTGCGGTCAAATACGGACTGCGTAGGCATCTTGTATTCATCACCTTTGTGATAGAATCCAACATTACCATACTGAGATGTTTTCTCTTCGTAAACCTGTTGGTCTAGCCCTAGAAATTCAAAGTCAAGTACAGTTACGCGAAACTCATCATATCCATATGAATTTTTACCAGTAGTTGGGTCATACCACATACTGTTTAACTTGTTTGCATCATTGCCAAACTTTCCCTGATATGTTCTAGCAATTTTAGCCCAATCTTCTTCGGTAATGTCTTTGGCAAATCGCTTAAGGTCCAATATAGACATTTGGCGAACCTCTGCAGCATATACCAAATCGCGCATATTGGGGTCCTCTGAGTACGAGTGAATCAGGGTTGATGGGTCAACATAGCGCTCAACGATACCGTGATTGGGGTCGTTCTCTCGCTTGATGGCCGCGATTCCACAAACTACCAAATCCTCAACGGCGCGGCGGAACGTAGAGTCGCTAAATGAATTCCACTCTAGCGTGAGATTGGTGGCGATTTGGGCTGCTATTTCAGCAGCAATCTTGATATTTGTATCTAAAAAGATTTCAGCCTCCTCGGTCGTGTCTGGCATAGCGTCGATATCTTCGCTAAGAGCAACACCCATAGAGCGCATTTCCTTAAGAAATTCTTTATTCTCTATTACGGCTTTTACCTTTGCTTTTCGCATCTCCTTTTCCGTGCGAGAAACTGGGTCAACTGCTTCTACATTTGGATATGGCTTACGAGAAAGAATTTTGTTCACTACAATCTTTACAAATTTAGGAACAATTGGCACTGGAGACCAGTCGATATTTAATAGCGTTCCATCGTTTCCAGATGGGTCTAGGCTACTGAGAATTTGCTTATAAATTCGCGTGTCTTGAGTTCCCTGAGCGTAGTCACGATTTCGTTCAAACTCTCGCTGACGCTTTTGAAAAAGTCCTTGGTTATTTTCAAGGCCACCCCACTGAGACATAATTGCCTTAGCATATTGTTTTCCATAGGCTGAACTTACCTTTACGATAGAGTTAGCCGAGGGGTCGGGGAAGGCCCCTAGATTTTTTTCCTTTGTCATAATGTGTTTCTAAAGCGTTTCGCGGAAGAACTCAACTGCAAAGATACACAATTATATGTTTAATTATAAAGAATCCCTAGTCCAATATTTGTTTCGCCTAAAAAACTCTTTTCCCTCAAAGTCTGCTCTTTTTGGAGGCTCTGTTTTTACCTGCGCCGCAAGAAGACATAACCCACTTGAGATTGACAAGTCATATTTAGTTCGATTATTAACTTTAAAGCCAATCCAATCTTCAAGCGTCCTGTTTAGGTACATATTGCCATATGTTCCGTCCTCACGCTCTCCGACGTGTTTATGTATATAGGCCTCAATTGACTGTGCGTGTGCTTGAATAACTTCTTGAGAGTTTGATGGTATACCTTTTGTTTTTGAGGCAGTTCCGCCTCCAAGGTGCTTGGGTCGGTCAAGGAGGTAATCGGAATATCCGCGCTGCTCAAAGTAGCGCGCAATACCGTATTTGTTGTTCTCTATAAGAACTGGGTATCCGTAGAACACAGCGGCCATCAATACGTCCTCGTAGAATATAGACGCCAGAGGCGGACGCTCGGCGTATTCCGCCACAAACATATTAGATACATCGTTCATATTGAACTTGTTATAAAAGTGACAGGCTCCTTTTGAGCCTCGTCCGTCCACTGTAGCGTCAAGGTCGTATGAGTCACATCCTCCAACGCCCATATTAGAGTTCGCCGGACCCCATCCGTTAAGTCGGCCCTTGACCTTTTTGTTTCGTTTGTCTTGCGTCTGCATCCACGATACGTACCACCGCCCCTCCGGGGAAGGCTCCCAAATGACCTCAGAGTCCTGAACTCCTCCGGCCCAGTGGAAGTTCCCGCGGATGACAGGGCTGGGGTACATCATATCGTTATAGTTTACTTGCTCGTAAATCTTACCAAGGTCGAACAGGCTACCCTCAACCGAGTCTCGAAAAGCCTCATCGAATGAAAAAGGAAACTGACGTATAACTTCGTTCAGTTCATTTTTATCGTTTTTCAGGGCGGCGCGTTCATTGTCTAGATATTGACGTGCGCCTATCGTTACGTAGTCTCCATCGTTATTGAGCATAGGCTCTTCTGGCGTATCTACAATTGGGTTTCCATACTTGTCAAAAAATCCCTCGAGGGCGTCGTAGGCAGGAACAAACATACGATATAGCATAGAGCGCGTGCGACCGTTTGCGTTTCTTTCCTTTGGGTCGCTGTCTCTCCACAACTCTTTAAACTGCTGTCCGCCCTTGTCCATAGGGTTGACTGTGGAGCCAACCATAGCGGTTCCTACAATCTTGCTACCAACGATAAGACAGGTTCTATTAATTCGCCAGGCTTCACGGATGTCCGTTGGCTTCTCCCATTTTCCCGCTTCATCGAGAAACAACATATACAGGCGTTCGCCGTCATATGCGTTGTTTACCGTGTTTTTCCAGTTGATGACTGTGTTGAGGGCTTCTCCTTGTTGAGCGGCTTTATTTGTTTTAGTGATTCTCTTCGAAGGCTCACGAAAGGCCAACTCCATACGCGGGTTCGTTGTTCCATCCTGAATTGGTTTAAAGAAGAACGGGTACGACTTGTACATACGTACAATTTTCTTCATAAATACGTTCTCCTGAGCGTCGGCTCCGGTCTTTGACATAATGCCAAGCAACTTGTCCTTCGCCTTTGTGCCTTCACTTAGAATCATAGACGACGCCATATTGGTGTACCCTGAGCGTCGACACTTTACAAACAACTGCCCAACACAACGAGTATCAACCTTACACGCCTCAGCGTGTATGAATAGTTTGCGCTGGAATTGCAGGTACTGACCATAGAATGAGCCGTCAATCTTGCTCCACTGTAGCATCATATAGTGGTTGCCAGTAATATATGTTGGAACACCATTATTATAAAACCACAGTCCTTCGATACGGCGGCGGAACTCCTCTTTAATATATGGGAGGAAGCGCGTCTGTATTTCTTTTGGTTGCTCCATCCAGGAGTCCATCGTCTTTGTTTTCTCAATGGCGTCAGGAGGTGTCTGTCTTGACCAGAATTGACCCTCTGCTGGTTTGTCGTAAAAAAGTATCCTGTTGCTGGATGGCTGCTCTGGAAGTTGTATCAGAAGGCCGTCGATGTCTATAACCTCCCCGGCGGTGCCATTGGGGCAGATATTTACAACGTCTATTCCGTCAACCTTTACGACGCCAGCCATTACTTACTAAATTGCTCTGCAAATCCCGCTCCGAAATCTTGCTCTTCAGACATATCTCCACCCTCGTCAAGTTCTCGAAGCATACTCTCGACCTCCATACGCATACGGAACATCTCCTTTGTGTCGGACGCTGTCTGCTTGATTGACTGCAACTCGGCCTTTCGGCCGGAGCCAGTCAGTTCCGGGTCAACAGGTTTTTGAATTTCCTCAACCATATTACGTATAGCGCCCTCCATTGCGTACAGGAAGTTGCGCATCTCTTCTTTTGTATCGAATCCTTTCTTTCGTCCCATCACTTAACCTTTTTTACGGCGTTTGGATGCTTGTCAAAGTAGTCAAAATGGTCTACTTTCTCCTCAACCTTGTAAATAATGTCGTCTGGCTTCATACGGTACACCTT